TTACACTTTCTTTACCAAGTGCTTCTCTTGCTTCATTCGGTGTCAATATACCTGTATTTACAAGTGTTGCATAGTATGAAGCTTGGTCTCTCAACTCTGGTTGGAGAGCTGGTATTCCAGTTAAATCTTCACTTAACCCAAAACCAAAAAATCTTTCAAATGATGAAACCATTTTGCTGACTATTGGTAACACAGTCTCTAAGTAATAAAGTCTGTGATTAGGTCTTATGTTTGCATTGTTACCACCGTCCATTAGGATTGGCGGTATGCCCATTGCCTCTAGTATTATGTTCTCGTTTGCTTTTATGGATTGTTGGAAGTCCAGTTCTTTAAAATTAATTTCTGTAAGAGCATCAACTTCAATTCCTCCATCTAAAACAAGTGGTCTTCTTCCACCTGTTCTTGGATTATATCTCATACTCCATGCCTGTAACATTCTTTCTTTTATCTTCTCAGAAAGAGTATTGGGCGATTTTAAAACCAATCCTGGAACTGCACCATTTTTGAAAAAGTTATCCTGAAAGTCTCGCATATTAACCAGTAGTTGCATAGTTCGCTCTGCTGGTTTGAGTCTTGGGATACCTCTATAAATTGAATGGAAACTGTTTTCCTTTATGTGTATTATTTCTTCAGGGTTATAATCAATACTATTATCGTAAGTATATTTTTCTACGAAAGTATTTTCATCTGAATATATGGTTACTTTATCTGCTGGTAAATGATATAAGTGAACGCCATCAAAGTATATAAATATATTACCATCAATAAGTAAGTCAACGATAAGGTTTCTTTTAAAAGAACTTATATCCTGAAAAGGATTTGGTTCTTGATTAAGAAGCATATTTACACGTGATCTACGAATATTCTTAACGTTTCCTACAATTCCATTTATTGGTTCATTAACTATAAAAGGTATCTCAGATACGTCGTCAACAATCATATTAACGGCTCTATTGACTACTTCTAGTCTTTCATAAGCGTTCTTGTAACTAATCGTATTCTCTCTAGAATCAATGGTCATTCCTTCGTTTCTAGAAATTACATACTGCGCAGGATTATCTTTTTCAGTCCTGCCTAATAAAAAATCATACCAAGCCATATTTCTCTCTTTGTCTTTCAACCCACTTTTTCATCTTCTGTGCATGAAGTAGTTTTGGTTTTTTACCATAAACTGAATGTAGCTTCAGATGATGCTTATGACAAAGCGTTACGGCTTCATCAAAAATTTTTTGTTCGTTTTCTCCTATAAATATTTCGCGAATATTTAAAATATCTTGTTCTGTTTTAACTTCTATATTCTGTTCTTGCAACCAGGTCTCTAGAAGTTCTGTAAGTCCGTAATAGTGATGAAAATCTAAATTTTCAGTATCACCACATATATAGCATTGGTTGCTTTTCTTATACCTTGACTTAGCTTTGTCTCTCACATATTTAACCAAGTCTCTCTTTAATTTCATATTCAACTCTTAATTAGAATTATATCAAAAACTTCACCTATTGTCAAGGAATATTTTTTCAAGGTCTTCATCAAAATGTAGTGGCAGAAGTCTCAAATGTATACAATGCATAACGAAGCGCATCAGCCATGTGAGATGCCATGTTGTGTTTTGGTCGTTCTTTCATAAGGTTAGGGTTTGGATCCCATTGGTATTGATCTAAACATAAAATTGTTTCTTTACAATGACTTCCTACTATTAAGTTATCATTATCAACAACTCCTGCGACATGACCTATTCCATCTAGTACAGATTTTTTAGCATTGATAGTAGTGATGTCGTAATTTTGTGCGAAGTCAAAACGAGTTTGCTGGGCAGCGGAATCAATGTAAATGTAATCAATATCCCATTTGTCTATCAGCTTTCGTATTTCAACGGCATGTTGTTCGGTAGTTCTTTCACTATCGTAGTACTCGTCTAAAACGTAATACTTCTTTTCATTCCAATCATAGGCAAGTACACAAAATGCTGTTGGATCTTTGTAACCGACGTCCATTCCCGCAAAGATATCCATGCCCTTAGGTTCAAACTCGTCAAGATTGGCTATGCACTTTTCATGGTTGAAAGCCCATATCTGTCCCTCAAATACATTGAAATCAGCATTATATTCTTGATTGAATTCTGCCTCTGACATTGCTTTTCTAGCTTCCTTAATATCTTCTTCGGATACTCTTGGGTTCTCTTCCCAAGTAGCACGAATAGAAGTCCACTCTGGAAACTCATCTGTAAAACCACGGTAGTAAAATTCTGCAAACCAATTATTTCTGCCTCGTGGCGTGGATATAAAGATTGCTTTTGAGTTTTCTTTATCTAGTGTCGGACGTAGGGCAACGTTGAAAGCATCTTTGCCGTCAACAAGGGCGGCCTCGTCAAAGATGATGAGATCATAAGATCTCCCCACCACTGAATCAACCTGATTAACCGAACCCATACGGATTGTAGAATTGTTAGAAAGTTCAATAACTTTATCTTTTGCATTGTCTCTTATGACCTCCAAGTCAAAATGTTTAATTAAGTTTCTTTGCAAATCAAATGAGATTTGCGATAGTGAATAGTTAGGTGACATTAGTAATACATGACTATTAGGAACTAGGCAAACTAGTTGTCCAATTATATTACTAATATAAGTTTTTCCCTGTCTTCGGGAAACTGCAGCACATACAAAACGGTATTTAGGATCGTTTATAGAATTTATGAGTGCAGTCTGTGATGTGTTTGGTTGTATGCCCAAAAGATCAAGATACCCGTTTATGGGTAGCTTGATAAATCTTTTCTCTGGGTTATACTCCACTAAAGAATCGTGGAGTATGTCTTTTCTACTAACTTCAATCAATGTATTGTTTGTTTATCAAAAAAGTTTTCAGTCTCTTCTAATAAATTTTGCTCCTCTATAATGTTATATAAATACAAATAAGCAGCAGCTACATCTTTAAGTGTTTTTTCTTGGGGTTGTAATTCTCTCTTTGATTCAGTATGAATTAGTCTATTTAGAAAAGTAGTGCTGTGCTGAAGTGCTTCATCAAGCCATAGTTTTCTTCCGTCTTCTTTAAATATCATCTTCTTCTCTTTATTCCTCTTACAAATTTTTGTGATTTAGGTGGTCGTTTAGTACTACCGCCTTTTCCAGCCCATAAAAACTTATTTGCCCAAAAAGCTGGTGAAGATTTTCCTCTAGCAATATTCTTACGATGTCTTGCTTTGAAACTTCTTCTAGCTTCTGGGCTGTAATTATGACCCATTCCTTGTGCCCCAAATCGGATAATTTTTAATTTACCATTGACTCTTGTAGCAACGATAGCTTTTTTAGTACGATGCTTTGGAGTCATCTTTGGTTTATTGAGTCTAGTCAGACCTACTCGTCTTAATCTAGCTCTTTCTGCTTTTGTGAGTGCCATTGTTATCTACCTCTTCTTGGTAGTATCCTTCCTGCGCCTCTTTTTCCAAACGTTGCTCGTCTTGGATTTTTTGTCTTACCGTATTTTGGTCCTATTGCTGAAGGTGCTGCACCATATCTAAATGATTCCATGCTGTATGGATTCTTACTATTTACAGTAGTTCCAGCAGCTGCATTCATTTCACGAGTAACACCTCTTTTCAATGTATGTTTACGAATCTTCTGGGTATTATGAACTCCAGTTGGTCCGCTAAGAAATCCGCCTTGTCTAGCCATTCTTCTTTTTCCTTAAAGCTCTCACGTATGCTTTGTGAGTGCTACCTGGCATAAACCTCTTCTCAGAACCTCTTCCATGAGAGTGTATGCCTTTTAATCCCAATGCCTTTGCTCTTTTACGGGCTTGTGCGATTGTCTTGTATATATCTTTGTTTGCTCTAAAAACTTTATGTTTTGGTTTGGTGTGTGCTGCCATTTTTAATCTTTAGTTGTGTTTCTTTACTATCTAGTAGTGTAATGTACATTTTTTCTCGTAGTTTATTTACGAGTTCTACGAGTCTTTTTGCGTCGTTTAGTACGTTTTCCATTTCCCATCAGTTTTTTACCAAGTTTAATTCTTTGTTGTATTAAACTGTTCGGTACTTTTTTGCCTTCCTTATAAAGTTTTGCTATTCTTTTTATAAGTCTTGCAAGTCTGGCATTGCCGCCATCATATTTTCTCGGCACTCCATATTTACTGTAAGAGACTTTTCTTCTGCTACCTTTTCTTTTTCGTAACACGTCTCTTCCTCGTTCTTCTCTTAATATCGTTGTCTTGTGAGTGTCCGCCTCTCATGAAAGAGTTTACTCTTCCAAAAGCCCACTGATTCATACTAACACCTCTTCTAGAGCCAGAGCTTAAAAATGCTCCTTGCCCTCTTCTAAATACAGAGGCTAATTGACCATAAGTGTATCTACTACCTTTTGCTTTTCTTTTAAGTGTTGCCATAACACTTGCGCTAAGTGGTTTTCTTTTTCTAGCGACCTTTCTTTTTGCCACGCGTCTTTTTCTTTTTACTGCCATGTGCCTTTCTTAATCCTGCTTTTGCAGACTTGAAGATTGATGCGACTGTTTTCTTTCCCATCACTCTTGCTCGTTGTTCACCAACTGTTAATATTTGTATCTTTCTTGCATAGCTTTTACGAACTCTTTTAACTTTTCGTACAGTTGCTCTCGCATCTTTTATAGTAGCAAACTTGATTCTAATAGTATCTTTTGGATTCTCGTCAGTATAAAGTCTTCTTCCACTACCTTTTGGTTTTTTTCCTGTTCCGACTCGCGGGTCTCTTCTTTTTACCGCCATTTCTTTCCAAACTATTTAAAAGTGCAATCATCTTTCTAGCACTTTCCTTTGACTTAGCTTTTGCTTTTTTAACTAATTTACCGTTTCTCATTTTACGGTAAACCACTAAGTCTTTTACTACATACGGCATTATTTACTCTTATTTTCAGCTTCTATCATTTTGTCTTTGATATCTACTGAGCCGTCCCAGTTTTTATCTTTACCTGAAACTATGTTCCAAAGTTTTATAAATTTTCCTTTGATATAATCTATCATTATTTCTCCTTTCTTCTCAGTCTGAGTAGCTGTTCTCTATCTTGCTGAATAATTACAGGGACTGGAGTTTGATTTTTACCACCCTTAGTAAAAGAGGGGTGCGACCACAAGTATTCACATTTCTCTTGGCTTTCATTTCTGATAGCCACAAATTCATCAATCGCATCTAGCGTAAGGTCATCACCCAGTTGATACACGATCACCTCCCAGGGTAAGTTCCTCCAGTTTTGTTCATTCAGCTTCAATATGTTGCTGTCAAACTGTGTTATTTTAGTTGTTCCTTGAGTATAACTTTCGTAACTCCAAGGACATACGTTTTTTATAGAGTGAAAGTATTGTAACCAATCAACCTCTACTACGTTTTTTCTTGCCACCTTTTTTCTTTTTCTTCATACCTTTCTTCTTCATGCTTTTTAATATAGCTTGTTGAAGAGCTTTAGGTAATTTTTTCTGCTTTGCTGTTAATGCCATCGCATTTACTCCTACTTCCACTTTCCTAGCGGACACGCTGCCCATCTTAACTTAGTCTTGAGAGGCATAAAACATCTGCATTCTTTGCAGACTTTCCATGTCTTGTTGTATTTATCACAAATTTGGCAGATGTCAATCCTTTCTTGCCAAGAATTTTTCTGCTTCTTCTTTTGCAATTTCTTCTGTTGCATATCCTGCTGAGGCTCCATCAAATCTCCAGAATCCTCTATCATAGTAAACTTCTATGCTTTTACTTTTTGGTGACTTTTTTAAGTCTTTTTTACTATATTCAAATTCCATTTTCTATCCTATATCGTAGCCTGCCATTACTAGTATTAGTCCTATTGCTCCTACTATAAGGCTACCTGCTGCACCGAGTAGTATGTTCTCTACTCTTTTTATATTTGAATCAATATCATCAAATCTATTAAACGCAGTCTTCCACCGTTCTGCACAAACGGCTTCGTGTTTATCTAAATTTGCTGCTACTTCTTCTACTTCCATAATCTAAATTATATCAAATTCTATACCATATGTCAAGTATTATTTTTTAAAGGTATAGATTTTAACTGGTTCTGATTTTCCTTTGACCGTAATTTCGTCTAAAAATTTATAGTCATATCCTTCTACTAAACTGTACTCAGAAATTATTACATCGGCATCATACTCTTTGCACTGGCTTTCTAGTCTAGCAGCAAGGTTGACGCTATCACCGATAACAGAATAATCAAAGCGATTCCTTGAGCCAAAGTTACCAACAACGCATATACCAGTGTTGATACCTGCTCCTGTATGTATTTGATCAAGCCCTTCTTTTTTAAGTTCTTCATTTAATTCTCCTAAAGATTGTTTCATTTCTATAACTGCCTTGGTAGCATTTTCAATTTGCTGTTCATCTTCCAAGGGTGCGCCCCAAAAGGCCATAATGCAATCACCCATGTATTTGTCTATTGTTCCTCCATGTTTCATAATTATCTCAGTTTGATTGTCAAGGAAACGATTAATTAGAGTAGTAAGTCCTTGAGGGTCTGACTGGTATTTTTCTGAGATTGGTGTAAATCCTCTTATATCTGAAAAAAGGAAAGTGAGTCGTTTTGTCTCCCCACCCAATCTCAGTAACTTTGGATTGTCTTGTAATTTTTTCACCATATCGGGACTTAGGTATGTGCCAAATTGTTGTTTAATCTGTCTACGTAAAAAGAATTGTTCTACGAAGTTGTAAAAGGTCATTACTGTAAATACAACCACTAAATTAACAAAAACAAAACTTACGTCAAGTAGGAGGTGTTGTGAAAATGCATATGAACTAGCATAGTATGATCCTGCTAATACTGCAAGTAGAAAAGGTATTGAAAAATATATTAAAGATGATGTGAACAATAATATTAGTCCACCTATAAGTGTTATTCCTAGTTCTGCGAGAATTGCCCAGTCTGGTGTAGATTTTGATTCTCCACTCAATATTGATGATACTGTCATAGCTTGTACTTCATGCGGATATAGAAGGCCTGCTGGTGTAGCAATTTGTGTAGCTACACCTTCTGCAGTAACTCCTATGATTCCAATGAACGCCCCTCCCTCATAATCAAGTGCTGACACTTTCTTAAAGTTTCTATTCCAATCTATATAGATTCTACTTTGGGAATCTGATGGAACGAGGTACGGAGGCACGCGGAGCGCTTGAATACCGTTTTCTCCTACTTTCATTTGGTAACTTCCTGAACCTTGCAGGATTCTTAAGATTTCCAAGGCGAAACTCGGGTAAAGTTTTGACTCTACGCTTAGGACCATAGGCATCTTTCTTACTAACCCGTCCTCGTCTGGCGTAGCGGTTAGTAGTCCTACGCCCTTTGTTGCGGACTCCAGAATAGATGGAGTACGTAAAATTCCTGGGTACTGATATAGCCATGGGTGTGGATCTCCTCCAATTACTGCGGTTCCTACATGAGGACCGCCGCCGGTAGCTTTATTACTAGCTACAAATGGTAAAATAGTATAAGTGTCTTTTAGTGCCTGAGCTAACACCTCATCTTTACCATGTATGTCTGTATCAGGGAAAAATATTGTAAGTCCTGATACTTGTGATTGATATACTAAATGAGCATAGACATCACGAGGTAAAGGGTATCCTCCGAAATGTTCTACTGTTTTTTCGTCTATCTCTATTAGTACTATTTGTTCGTCTGTTATGGGATCACTTGACATCATCAAATGATCAAAGAATTTTAAAGTCAAAAACTCGGTTGGTTTTTGGATTTGCAAAAACAATAAACTACCTAGTAGTAAAAGTCCTACTATCTTCTTCCACATACGTTTCTTACCTCTTTCCAAACTCTATAATTATTATCAACAACTGCAAGACTTAGTGCATTTGCTAAAACTAAATCTCTGTTTTGATAATATGGTTTGTTTTGTGATAAATATACAGGGTGATAAATGGCTACTTTTAGGGCTGCTATCTGTCCAAGTGATGGAACTGATGGCAACAGTGGATTTACTTCTTCTACACAATCATATTTAAGACCACGATAAGTAGTATAAGTGTCTAAAACTTGCAAAGTCCAAAAAGCTGTATAAAGCCAAGGCTCTGCAGGTTCTCTCCACTCTAAGTTAAGTGGTTTGATTGTTGTGCTATAAGGATTATCCTCCTGATTGCTTAATAGTAATGGTGCTTGTAGAACCACTACCAATAATAATATTAAATTCTTTGCCTTCATCATTTATTTGTATGTTGTAACTTGTTCCAGATTCTAAATCTAGTCGGAGGTAGTTGTTTACTTGTCTAATTAAAGTAACTGTTTCCCCTGTAATAAGTGTAGTTATTTGAGTCTCTGTATCTTGCCCTATTTGTGTCCCTCGGATTTGTGTTCCGAAGCTGCTGTCTGTTTCTGTTGTCGCTTCCAACTGATCTATTTCTTCTATAATATCTAACAAGTCTTCTAGAAAATTCACGTCTAAGTAGTTTATGTCTAACTCAGTAAACTCAAGATCCTCTGTTTCTAGCTCGTCCACGAAGATATCCCCGATATTGAGGTAATCAATATCAAGAACATTCCTACTAGAACTATCATCTCCAGAGTCTCCTTGATCTTCTCGTCCATCATCTGTCTCCTTTGGTGGTGTTACTATTAACATATTGTCAATTAAATCAAGACTCAGATCTAATATGACAGGTTTAGTTGGAACATTCTCCCAAACACTTGTGACAGTTGATTCGTATGGTTTATTGAGGACTACTGTTCCAGCTAAGGTCGTCACCACAATCTCTCCGCTACTTATCCCATTTTCGTCTGGTAATAAAATAACTAAAGAGCGTCCTAACTCGTCTACGGTTACAGTAAAGTCCGTCCCTCTTATTCCGATCTGTGCGGTTGGAGTAGATAGTTTAATATTTTCTTTATCTATTCTACCTAAAGCGCCAGTTATAAATCTTGCAGTTCCACTAGCAAAATTTAGTGCCATCTTGGAATTAGAAGGATTCTCATCATAAACAAACTCGTCTATCACAAGTTGAGAATGTTCAGTGAGTCTTACGATACTTTCATCTTCAAAAGTTATCGCTAGTCGCCCATTGCTGGTGCGAACATCGTCATAGCTTTCTATATCAAAGTCTACAACGGCTGAGTAGGTATCGTCACGAATGACTTTACCTACTCCGTTTAATTCAGTAATATCGCCTATACTATCAGCATGAAGTGGAAGTACCACCATCAGACTGTACAATACAAACTGTACTATTTGACGCATTACTAATTATCTTCAACCAATCTCTAGCTAATGTAGAAGATTGAGTAATATTATAAGTATTACTACTACCAGTTAAGTCTAGATAAAAGTATCCAGAGTCACTAGCGGTTGTGCCTGAGTAGCCACTTCCATCAAAAGTAATTTCATTAGAACTACCATTAATGTCTAAGTAACTGACTGCGTTTTCATAATCAATATCAAAATTGAATTCATTACTGTCTCCAGTAATTATCCAATCAAGGTCTAAGTAAGAAGCATCATCATTTTCTGCTACTTCTATATCAAAAACATTACTTGACCCTACAACATCAATATCAAAATCTGAATAATCAGCAGAATAAAGTCCACTACTATTCATAAGTATATCAAAAACATTGCTATCACCATCAAAATTAAATAGACCAGTAACATAGTCAGAATCAAACGCGTCTGATCTGAATATATTGCTACCGCCAATTTGATTAATAGTCAAGGTCATGTCTGTTCCGTCTAGGTCTAAAGCTGTCATAGTGCCAGAAATAGCACTTGTTCCCCCAATTAAGTTATCTGAACCTAACTGTTCCAACTTGATCACTGCATTAGCACCTGATTGGTCTATATAAATTTCATTATCTGCAATAACAAATAACGAAAGAAATAAAAGTCCTAGTCTCATATTACATCTCCCAGTACGACCAGTACCCCTTTTCCTCTCCTTGTTTTACTAATTGTACTACTGCTGTTTCTATTGCTGCTTGTACTGCAATAGATACGCTTTCGTTCATTACATTTCCACTTTCAAACTCTACTAACTTAGTACCATTTGCAATGAATCTAAAGAAGTCATTTGAAAGTCCAACGGAAAGGATTGATTTACTGGATAATATCTCCAACAACACTTCTCCAGTACTCACTGAGACGAGTCTTAAAGAAATTACCACAGTATCCTCACGGTATTGCTTGGAATTACCGATGCCCAAGTAACGAGCACCCATACCTCCTGATTTAAGGTTAGTATTATAATCTATAATACCTCCCTCTAAAATTACCCCTGCAAAAAGCAAAGGTGAAAGGTCAGAGTCTTCTTCAAACTCTTTCCTTGTTGATCTTATAATTTGTCTCTCTTTTGTTATGTGGTCTAATCCCACTCTCTCTACTACTCTAAAGAATCTGGATTGCTTTAGTGCACGAATTAAATATGCTTCGGGCGCTTGTGTTACTGCAGTACTAAATGAAGCAAAGTTGTCTATACTTTTTCTTTGTCCTGTTAAATCCATAAACTTATATATTGCTACAACTGGTCTTTGTGTTGCTGCAGGTAAAGTTTTGATTTCATCTGTTATAGGTTCACTTATCATCGCATCTGCTGAGTAGCATTGTGCTTTTCCAATCACTGTCACTAAATCTTTGTAATCTCCGTCTGGATTAGTCAGACACGGAGAAACATAGGAAATATGACTAGCGCAACTAGAAAGTAAAATCACCGATAGGCAAAGTAATTTCTGTAACTTCATTTGTCTCCAAGTTTGTAATCGTGAGAGTTATGTACTCTCCGTCCGAGGTGTATTCAATTAGATTTCCTGAAAGGGTGAACGAGCCTGAATCTGATGGGTTTTCCCCAAATAAGTTTTCAACAAGCTGTCTTGAAATCTGGGCGTATATTCTAGATTCAAGGTTTCTAATAAAACGGGCAAGGGTAGTGTTGTTTGCTTCGTCTTCAGCAGCTTGTTTAAGAGCTTCAATCTCTTTTCGTATGGCTTCCTTTCTGTTAAATTCCTGATTCTCAATAGTAAGATAGTGTGAAGAAGTTCCAATTCCACTAAACGCTGGGGACTTAAATTGGAATTTAATTTCATCTGCACTTACTCCAAAAGCAATAATTAATATTGCCAATAATTTATTTTTTCTTATCATTTTCTCTCATTTCTAAAACCGTGTCAAGCTTCTTCTGTAACCGAATCATGTCTTGATCTAGCATACGTATCTGATCAATTAATTGTATCAGTACAACATGCATTTCATCTGTGGCTGGACTTATCTTATCATTGATAGTATTCCAAACCCAAAATACAAAGTATCCAAGACCGAGCATGGCAATCACAGGAAAGCCAAACTGCTGTATAGCATCAATCACGTCTTGCATCTATTGTTCCTTTCTCTACAAAGTTTTCAGCGCGAGCTATTCTATCTAAGTCTGGTTTCAGTCCTAAAGCTGCGCTTACTGTTGTGTCTATTCGTATCATGTCATTATTCATGGTCTTCACGCGAGTAATTAGCATGTTTGTAAATCCCTTAAGTGTGTTTATATCCTCTACAATGTTTGCAAAGATTTGTTTCATTATTAAAAAAATAAAGAAACCCATTGCCAAAGCCCCTGCTATGGGTGCTCCAACTTCACTTATTAGATTTAGTGCGCTTTCCATGTTTGTTCTTTTTCTTCTTTGCAAGTCCTGTATCTATAAATAAACTTGCATACCATTTTCCTAATTTCTTCATATATTTATTGCTGTTATTTTATTCTCGTCTTGTTCTACAGCATTGAGATCAAATGTAATAGAAACTCCGCAACCACAGTGAGAAGTCTCTTTTGGGTTAATAAAAGTAAAGATTTCATTTAACCCTTCTTTTACAAAGTCTAGTGTCATTCCTAGAAGATATGGTAAAGATACTTTATCAATTAATATCTTAAATTTTCCGTAGTCTATAACGACATCTAACTTATCAGGCTCAGTGCTAGTAGACTCAAAAACATAGCTAAAACCAGCGCAACCACCGCCTGTGATTCCAAGCCGTATATAACTAAATCGTTCTTCTTTCTGCTTTTGCAAAATCTTTTGAATCGCTTCATCAGTTATTTCAATCAATGTCTCCGCCATCTGGATATGTCTTAAAATGCTTTACATCTTCTATATCTGGCATATTATCTCCATACTGTTCTCTACATTGTTCTTCAAAGTCAGAATCCCAGTATATGCCATCTACGTCAATATCATTATATTTTTCATCTCTTGGTATAATTTTTGTTTTATCAGTATGTACTTGAGTAGCACCATGAGGCGGGGTCTTTTTTCTACCAAATATTTTATCGTAATTTTCACTAAAAGTCTTCCAATTTGTTGGTCTTCTATTACTTCCTTTACTCACCCTTTCTCTCCTGCTAGTAGTTTCTTCATGAGTTCTCCATAATTGCCCTGACCGAATGGTACATCTCCAGCATTTACTTGTATGTTATTCTGAGTTTTAATGCTAGAAGCTTTTGCTTTCTCGTGTTCTGTTTGTGCTTTAATTTCGTCCATTCGCATTTTATGTGCCATTTGTAGTAAGTCGGCTAAATCTTTACTAGAGTATATTTCTGATTCTTCTGCTTCTTCAAGTTTTTTATCAATAAGTTCGTCTAGTGTAGTAGCTAGTTTAAAACGGTTTCTATAACCAGTGTCTAAGTATACTTGATCTATGTATGCTTTAACTTCTCTCTTGGACAAGTACTCTGATACATCTGCTTCTGATAAAGCAAGTTCTGTACATACTTCCTGGATATTTCCCAGTTCTAAATAAGCATTCGCGATTTCCAGTCCTTCTGGGCTTATTCTGGTTGATATTTCTTTACTCATATTTGAATTATATCAAATTTCTGACCATAAGTCAAGAATTATTTTTGAGAGCATCATTATGATGCAGTTCGTCGCGTTTTTTATGACCTTTTCAAAAATCCCAAAGTTGTACATGTAGAGGCGCGCAGAGCGTCACACATTGACAGGTCTGACAACCCCCCTGTCCTCTGAAACCCTTATAAACAAAGGGATACAGACGCCCTTGCTTATCTCGCCAAATAAGGCTATACTGGGCGTAAGCCCAGCAGGGTGGACACAAGGAAACGGGAATCCAAAAAATTTGCTCCCTAGACGGCAACCCCAAAAAAGGTTCTAGGTGGTGGAGAGTTGAGACAATCAACAAGACCACTCCGAAAGGGAAAAAATACAACAACTTGATGTCATGACAATTTAATAATTAACCCAATGTTCCACGTGGAACATTTTACTTCGTGAGGTATTACTATGGTAAGGAAACAAATTACCAAAGGCAAAAAGGAATATTTCCTTTATGTAGGTATATCCCAATACAAGCATGAATACATGACCTGTATTGGTATATCAAATCGTGTAATGGAAGAACGAGAAGGTGAGCGAGGCTTTGCTTCGGTTGTCGGTTTCGGACTTCCACTAGGTACAGAAGATTTGAAATCAGCGAGAAAGATTGAGAAATCAATACTTGATCACTTACTTCAAATTGACTGGATTTGTAGAGCTTATCCCAAGCATAACAAACAGCGAGGAAATGATTGGTTAATGATTTGTCCGACTGATGTTGGCACAAGATCATATGCTGATCTGATAATCGCTGTCACTGAATATGCGAGGGAACAAGCAGAACTTTTTAGAACTAGGAACTAATATGGCTACTAGGAAAACTACACGACAAGCAACGCTTGAATCTGTGTCCTCAATGGTGGGTATTCTGAAAAAGGAATACCCCACCGTTGAAGAAATTCAAACTCTTGATGATGATAAATTATCAAGGTTGAATGAAGCACAGCTTAAAGGCTTTGTTGCTTTAGGTAAATTAGCTATCGGGGCATAGCTACAACTAACGAGGGTTTTATTTACAGGTGTAAATATTAACCCTCGCCCCACTCTATTGAGGTATTACTATGAAATATAAAACTTTATATTGTACTGACTTGGACAAAACTTTATTTGCTCCTGTTGGTACTTACGAGGAAGATGGCGACTTAGCCAAATTTGTTTCAGATAACACTTTCTGGAATAATCTTTGG